CAAATCTTAATTTGTTACCACTTTATTTTGAACAGCCCTAATAAGGAGATATTTTATGGCGAATGTAAGTGAAAAATTTGGTCTTAGACCTTATAAGAATCTTAATGGTGCGTCTTGGAATAATGCTCAAAATAGATATACCATAGCTTCTAATTACGGAACTGCTATTTTCCAAGGTGATTTAGTGATACCTCATACTGATGGTACTATTAGAAGACACACAGCTGGAAACGCAACTCCTGTACTTGGTGTATTTAATGGAGTGTTTTACACAGACCCAACCACTAAGAAACCAACTTTTAGTAATTACTATCCAGGTAGCATAGTTGCATCTGATATAGTTGCTAATGTTATAGACGACCCAAGCACATTATTTTTAGTTGATGCTGACGAAGCTTTTACCAGAGATAATTGTTTTATGAATTACTCAGTAACAAATGTTAGTGGTAATACAGACACAGGTATTTCAAAAGTACAATTAGATGTAAGTGCTACTAGTAGCTCATTTACTTTTGCATTGATGGCAGTAGACATCTGTCAAGATGTTAACAACGAAGACACAACAGCTGCAAATGCAAATATAATTGTGCGTATCAATAACCACTTTTATCAGCCAAATAATCAAGCTGATACTGGTAAGAATTAAGGAGTAAATTATGGCAATATCTAGAAGTCAATTAGTGAAAGAGTTAGAGCCAGGTTTAAATGCCTTGTTCGGACTAGAGTATAATCGTTACGAAAATGAACACGCAGAAATTTTTGTAACTGAAACCTCTGACAGAGCTTTTGAAGAAGAAGTAATGTTAAGTGGTTTTGGTTCAGCTCCAGTAAAGTCAGAAGGTGCAAATGTAACTTTTGACCAAGCTACTGAATCATTTACAGCTAGATACACACACGAAACTATCGCAATGGCTTTTGCAATTACTGAAGAAGCTATTGAAGATAATTTGTATGATAGATTAGCTGGTAGATACACAAGAGCTTTAGCTAGAAGTATGGCAAATACTAAGCAAGTTAAATCTGCTAATGTTCTTAACAATGCTTTCAACAGCAGTTTTACTGGTGGAGATGGTGTGGAGCTTTGCTCTACTTCTCATCCATTGGCGAGTGGAGGTGTATTATCTAATACATTAAGCACCGCTGCTGATTTAAGCGAAACATCATTGGAACAGTCATTAATAGACATCGCTGCATTCATTGATGAGAGAGGTTTGAAGATTGCTCTTCAAGGTGTGAAGTTAATAATTCCTAAGGAGTTACAATTCACAGCAGAGAGAATTATGAAGTCTCCTCAAAGAGTGGGTACTGCTGACAATGACATTAATGCTTTAGCCAATATGGGGATGATACCTCAAGGCTATAGAGTTAATCATTATCTTACAGATACCGATGCTTTTTTTATTATGACTGATGCTCCTAATGGATTAAAGATGTTCGTTAGAAGCCCAATTAAAACTGCAATCGAAGGGGACTTTGATACTGGTAATGTTAGATTTAAAGCAAGAGAGAGATACTCTTTTGGTTTTTCTGACCCAAGAGGTATTTTTGGTTCTCCAGGTGCAGCATAAATTCATAGATGCGTCTCTAAAGGAGGGGGGAGTTATTTCCCCCCTTTTTTATTCGTCTTCTTTTTTTGCTCTAGCATTATCGTATTCAAGAATCATATTACGAATAAACCCAGAGTGTTTATCGACCATATTTTCATCGTAGGTTTTTTCCCACATTTCAATTATTTCTTTTAAAGTGAATTTCATTTTATTCCTCCTATAGCTTTACGACTTGATAAATTTTCTTAGTTTTAGGTTTAACTATTAAATAGTTTTCAATAGCCATTCTTGCTCTAACACCTTTACCTATAAAAATAGCACGAGGTAAATAGTTTTTAGAAGCATATTTCAACCCAGCTTTTAATTCTCTATCTTCGTATTGAGGAAGAACTTTTTTCAATTTATAAAAAGTGTCATGCCCCTCTTCTATGAATGGTTTAATATCCAAAGCAACTCTTTCTTTAAATGCTTTAGTTAGTTTCATAGGTCTTTGTTTGTCATTTATATACATAATCGTCTCCTTTGTTATATACCATTATACCACACTATCGTTTTTTGGTCAAAAAGCCTAGTATTCTGCATATTTAAAAACCTAAAAAAAGCAAAAAGATGTGATATTTAGTACCTAAACCGAATCGATTCGTATTTTTTTAAATTTAATAATATTGTGAAAATGTAGGTTTTCTGCACCTTGTATAAGTATATTTGCTTATCACTTCTAATCTGTTATAATAATATTATAAACAAAGGATAAAAAAATGACACAATTAACTATAAAAAAAATAAACAGTTATCTTAATGAACACAATCCTAAAGTGTTAGTTAAATCTGGTTTAAATAAATATACCACCGATTTAGCTAGTGTAGTTTTTAGAAATGGAGTTTCTCAGTATGCTGTAGATGTTTTTGATGCTTATTTAAACACTTATGTAAATAATACTTTTTACATTAAAGAAGCTACTGGGTGGACTGATGGGTTTGAACAAACAGATTATGATGATGTAGAGTTTGTTAAAATAAATCAATCTTACTGGTTAAAACAAGATTAATAATAATAGAGGAGATATAAATGATAACAACTAAATATAAATGGGAAAGCAGTAGTAAGATGATTAAATCTGCTACTGAGGAATTAGTAAAAGCATCTATAAAAGATGGTTGGAGTGTAAGTGTATTTTATGGAGAAACTTATATATTAAACAACAACACATCTTTTGATATTATTATGGGTTATATACATCAATGTTGCTTTGATGGAGAACCAGTTACAATTTGCATAAGTAAAGGCAATAAAAAAGATTTTTGTTCTGTACTTTTAAATCAAGGTAGTCCAGATGAAGAAATATGTCATAGCTATAATGATAAATATATTTCTGATTGGTGTCATAGAAGTAATAATGGTCAGAGGGAGATATAATAGAATTAATTATCATACACAAATCATAATAAACAAAAGAGGGCTTACATAGTCCTCTTTTTTTTTGTATACTGTTAGTACCAAGAATTTCACAACTGATATAGACTGGCTTGGCAGACACCCTAGAGGACTATATCTTTTACTAGGAGATAAAAATGGCAGTACATTTTACAGGACCTATTTTGTTTGCAGGAAAAGACGGAACAAAAAAATGGTTCGAAAATTTACCAATAGACAGAAACCCTGATTACATAGCATATATGGATGACTTTGACAGAATTGGATTTGATTCAAATACTGGACATAGATGGACAGTTGTAAAAGATTCAGGTGCGTCTGTTGCAATAGTAGCAGACACAGTTGGTGGTGAAGTAGCTTTAACTTCAGCAGGTACAACAGATAACGATGGTGCATCAATTCAAAAAAATGAAATTTTTGCAGTACAATCAGGAAAAGATTTATGGTTTGAAGCAAAAGCTAAATTATCTGATGCTGACCAGATGGATTTTTGCATAGGTTTTACAGTAAACTTTGCAACTAACCCAGAAGCTATGTTATCAGCAGCTGATAGAATAGTATTTCAAGTAGACGATGGGGATGCTTCTATTCTTTGTAAAACTGAAAAAGATGGTACAGAAACTTCAACTGATTCAGGTATTGATTTTGCAGATGATACTTATAGAACATTAAGTATTAGAGTTCAAAGCACTGGCAAAGTAGATTTCTTTATAGATAGAAGTTTAGTTGCTACACACACAGCTAATATTCCTGATGATGAAAATTTAACTATTGCAGCAATGTCAATTTCAGGAGATGCCACAGGAACTAAAGCAACAACTTTAGATTATATGTTTGCAGCTTCAGATAGATAAGGAGATAAATTATGGGTTTACAACTACAAGTTAAAACCTTTAAACCAGCATCTGCTTCTACCACAAGTGTGGCTGCTGCTCAAACTCTTGGAGGGTCAGGTAATTTGACTTTAGCATCAGCAGCTTCCACTGGAGCTTATGCAGGCACAAATGTTGGTTCTACTATTAGTTTAACTTCTACTGGAGACATATCT